AGTAAATAACAAGTATTATTATCCATTTCATTCTATTTCTTCTGGGTTAATAAAATTTCCATATTTTTTTATTTCCAAATGGCAATGCGGTGTGATGCCTTCATATCGTTTTGTTAAATCCTGGACAGTTCCGATAGGTGTATCTGTCTCGGCATATTCATCAACCTTAACTAAAGGTTCTAGGTAGAAATAACGATAATCGAAACCATCAGATGAAATCTGGACATATCTGAAACTTTGATCATCGCCATAAGGATAGCCAATTTTAGTTACTAAGCCTGATTTTATGGGTAATATATGAAGCCCGACTGGTGCAGCATAATCAATTCCTTTGTGAAGTCTGTTATCACCGCCTCGTGGTGCGCCATAATAACCAGCACCATGCTTATCATTTCCTCTGACAAATAACTTAGCTTTCATCTAAAATTTTCAACCTCTTTTTCTCATTACGATAATTAAGGTGTTTATAGATAGTCGATATTATCAATGCAATAAAACCAATCCCAATGGAGATTAGTGCGGAGAAGTGGTCTAAAACTGAAGCAATACAACCCCAAGAGCTACATCCTATCACTAAAACTTCCAAGCTCTTATCAACTCCAGGTTTGTAAAACATTTATTCTTCTTCTTTATTGTGTCTTATCGTGAAATCAGAATCTTCAGCCCAATATTCTTCTTCTGAGATTTCTTTTTTCTTAGGATGCCTGACTCTAAAATATTCATATATGAGGTCGTGTTTAGTTCGTTTCGCCCACCACAAAACTCCTGACGTGAAATACAAGATCGCCATTGGAGCGCAGATCGCACCAAATATAACTAAATTATATCTATTAGACTCGTCAATATAAATCCACTTTTCAGTAAAGCTCTGGAGTAAAAGTTGAAAAGCTGAACCCGCTAAAACACCAATGACACATGACCATATAAGGCTCTGCCTATATGTCCAATGTTTGTAAGGGTTATCAGAGCGCCATAGTTTCTTGACTATGGTGATTAGAAAAACACCAAAAATTCCGCTTATTATTAATGGAAAAAAGAGTATGAGGGCATAAATATATACAGGTACGTCATGCACTAGGTTTACTCGGCCACGTTATGTTATCTACGTCACTCTGAGAAGGTATGTCTCTTAAATTTTGCCTATAGGTTTTTTGCTCGTCCGTTAAAGTTCTGTCTGAGGTTGCCCACCAATCACATTCTCTTAATAACATATCACGTTTACTTCTTACGCTAACCCATTTTTCATCTGTCGTTGGTTGCCTTGCAACAATATCATCTTTTTCTTGTTGGGTGTAAGAACGTGTTGTCTTTTCCCCAGTTTGTACGTTTACTTCAATTACATCTGTCATATTATTTTCCTATTGAAATTGAATAGCGGCTGCTCCCGCATCAAAGGTGTCTGATCCTGTTCTGGTTATGCGAACTTGCGTTAGTTCAGCAGATAAATCCTTTTTTCCCCCGCTATATATACAACCATCACCCTTTGTTGCCATGTTTGAACCTATCCAAGAGAAATTAGATGAGTTCAACAAAGTCAACAGCACATGACCACTAATCGCTTCAGTTGCTGCACCAGCTCGTACTACAAATCCCGCTGTACTTGTAACAACAGAGCCAGCCTGATTTGCACCAGCCGAAACATATCCTGATGTTTCAAAGCCTCCAGCATCACCCAACTGGATTAGCATACTATCTGTTCCAGATAAGCTAACACCCTCAAGCATAACGATGATGCGGGTAGTGCCAGCGGGGATTCCTGTAAAATCAATAGCTGTACCACTTGTGGTAGCTTGTTCTGCACTTACAGTAATACTATAAGGATTACCACCTGCGGCATCTTCAATTTCTGCTACTACTAATTTACTCATATTTTATTCCTCAACCCTTAGGGTTATCCGATTTAACCTTGTCAATGATCGCAACCCAATTTTGTGTGCCATTTTTCTTATCCCAGTAAATTGTATCTAGCTGATCTTGCAGATCGGGATATTCGCTCCGTCTTTTTTTATCTACTAATACTTTATTAGGATCAGTCCAAGCACTCCCATTCCATACCTGTTTCCCTGATTGTGGTGCAACATTAACTTCTGTCAAACTATCTGATAAATCTTGCGAATCATCTGTCGCTTGGTTTAATGTTCCGTTATCGTTTACCCAGTATTTTGTCATAACCATGCCCTCACTATCCATCTCCAATCACTAACATCCATATCACTTGCATCAAATCCTGTTTTGTTAATTATTTTAATTTCTTGTCCTGTGATGATTCCAACATTAGTGGCATCACAATAAGCATTAAACCCTTGGTCACCGCCATTATGTGTTGCAGCCCATATTCCTATTTCATCTCCAATAGCATAATTTGCATCTGCAGTTTTACATATTGCTGATACTGTAAAATGTTTTGGTTTTGCTCCAAGTGAATGAGCTACATTAAGTGCTGTATCTGCGGCTACTGTTTGCTCAGATGATATAAACGATGGTGATAATCCAAAATCAGTACCAGCATCATCTGTAAACTTTAATTGGTTTGGTGTTTGATTATCTACCCATATTTGTCCAGAACCTGCAACATCAGCAGCAGCATCACTTGCCTCTACAATAAAGACTCCTGTGTTTGTAATTTTACTCATTTTGGATATTTCTCCTTAACAGCAGTTCTTTTAGCTTGAAGTGCCTCTAAATCGTCATCAAGAATTGCGTGAACCGCTTCCTGAATACTTGGATATTCAGCAAGTCTCTTATTCTTATAGGCTTCCTTTTCTTCGTACTCTGCCTCAATTTCGTTTATTAAGGTCTGCGTTAGTTCTGGTAGTGAATCATTCCATTCTGTTATAACTCCATCAACTGTTGATATACCAGAAATATTAGGGTATTTCCAAGACAAAGCTATTGGATTATTTGTAGTTACACTCATACTCTAATCTCCGATATTGTAATTGAACTTTGTAAAGTTCCACCATACACTGCACCTGAATGGTCTCCATTAAATATTACTGTTGCACCTGTGTTACCGCCTATCCGTATTTTAAATGTAGTTGACGAAGTAGTGCCTGTAGTCATATAGTGTCTCAACGTAATATTTCTATTAAAAGCCCCCGAATAAGTACACGAGCAAGCTAAAGCATCGGCAGTGGTGTCTTGAAATAAAGCTACGCAATACATCTCTCCGTTAGTGTTATCCATATTTACTACTGCTTCAATTACTAATTTATTGCTTGCATGAGTAGGAGTAATAGCTAAAGTCATAACTTCTACTCCCTCAGTTTTTTGAGGAATACTTGTGTCCTCTGGCATAGCAGTAGTGCCTGTTGCTCTTGTGCTATCAACAACATTAACAACCTGCACTAGCCTTGCGTGTTCAAATGCACCTGTCGAATCTTGTATTGTGTCAACTTTAATTACGGAAGCCATATTTTATTCCTCATGCTTTGGGGTACTTATCTTTAACAGCTTTGATTGTTTTCTTCCACTCATCAATACCATTGTGGTAGATGTCATCAAGTTGTTCTTCAATTCGTGGATAAGATTTTCTTCTATCTTCTTTATGCCCTTCACTAGCCGTCCACTCAGCTTCAATGCTATCAACTAAATCTTGAGTTAATTCTGGTAGTGAATCAGGCCATTCTGTTATAACTCCATCAACTGTTGAGATACCACCAATATAATCATATTTCCACCCCAATGCTTCAGGGTTATTCGTTTTTATACTCATGCTCTAATCTCCATAACCGTCATTGATGCGGGTGCAACACCACCTAACTTTCTTGCGCCATTATAACCATTTATTGTATTAGTCACCGCACTAGCTGCACCATATCTAATCTTAAACTCGGTTGCTGATGTTTCAATACTTCCCTCTTTAATATAATTTAATTGAACACAAAGACCTGCTGTACCACCAGCCGATTCAGCAGTAGTAGCTGCAATAGCAGCTGCGCCAGAATCTTGAAATATAGCTACTTGCAGATTGGCAGCACCAGAGCATTCTAAAAACGGAAAGTTGACCATTACTATTAGGGTATTAGCAGTATTAGTTGGAGTAATTGTAGTATCTAAAGCTGCAAGTGCTGTTCCCTCACTTGAAGTCGGGATTGTGTCGTCATTAGGTATTTGTGTCGTTCCAGATGCCATAGCAAATGATATTGAATTAACAACTTGAACTAATCTAGCTTGTTCAGTTCCGTTAGCTAATGCTATTGTATCGACGTTAATTTGACTCATTTCTTATCCTCTAAATAATATTCCATTGTGAACCA